AATAATAGCAGCTGCAGCAGCAATTCTAGCGATGCGAGCATCAGATTCAGCACCAGCAGCACCAGTACCACCAGTACCACCAGTACCACCAGCAGCCCCACCAGCAGCACCAGTACCACCACCAGCACCACCAGTAGCACCAGTACCACCACCAGCACCAGTACCACCACCAGTACCAGTACCACCAGCAGCACCACCAGTAGCACCATCAGCACCAGCACCATTAGTACCGCCAGTATCAGTATAACCACCACAACCATCCATTGGGAAAATGACACCACTCCCATCCGCATCATAACCTACAGTTAATGCCATCGGACAACTTGTTTTCATTCCACATTTGAATTTCTTATCGTCTCCTCCTATACTATTATATGATATATCTTTATAACAAGTACTACACTCATTATCATTTATACAATTTTCTGTCGGTTTTTTTTGACTTCTTCTAGACCATTCCTCTTCTTGTTCTTTAAAAGTGGAAGTACATTTTTTAGGACATAGTTTATAATTTTTCAATGTTCCACTATCATATAATGTTTGTCCACAATTTCCATCTAGACGTTGGGGTCCATTTGTTATAGGCATTTTATGTTCGCATTTTTTTAAACAACCTTTTCTATCACCTTCTTTCCAAAGAGGTGGGGTATATCCTGTTTGAGCTTCATTGCATTTCTTGAAAATTAATTGTGATCTTGATATGTCTTCAACAGAAAACTGTTTTCTCCCTTCAATGACACCACTTCTCCACCCATAAGTATCACCAATCTCATTATAACCAGTGTTGCCCTCAATATTTTTATTTAAATACAGTAATAATAAATACAGTAATAATAAAAACAACATAACTATTAATATTATATATTTTTCCATATATATTATTATAAATATTATTTATAAACATTAATTTTTCAATATAAAGTCATTTTGATGTGGATGTGGGTTTGTTGAATCATATGGATTTCTTACGCCTGTATTCCCATATAAATGCTTACCAACACCACTAGTATCTCCTAATTTATTCCAACTATCAGTTGTTCCTGTTTCTTCTTTCTTAAAAACATTTCTTGATTTATATCCCCAAGGCATTTTATTTATATCTAAATCTTTTAAAGTTAAATTCGTTGTTTTAAAAGATCGTCCATGAATCCATTCGTCATTAATGATTTCACCCCAATTTTGTTCATCATCTATTGTATGTTTTTTTTTTGATAATTTATATAGAGCTGTAACAATAGCTTTTCTATTATAAGAAATTAGAATGTCTTCTTTATTGGTATTTTTAAAATCTGTACTCTCTATTGTTTCTAATAAAAATTTTTCTAACCCTAAATTTATTCTATCAAGATAAGGTAATCTAAGTAAATCATTTATTACTTTTTTTGGCAATCGGAAAGACCATATATATTTCGTTTTTAAAACATCAATTGTATTTCTAAAACTATTTGTTTTGATTTCATTACCTGTTATCGAATCCCATTTTTTAAATGAACCGGCGGCGACGCCCGCATCATAGTGATTTTTTTTTAGTTCCTCTGTTTGTTTATAGGTCAGTCCTCTAATACGTACTTCCTCACTCGATAATAGTGAAGTACCTGTGCTGTCGTTTGCGTATTCTCGTTCATCTTTGTTCCCACGAATCCCCCCTTCTTCTACATCGACTGACTCACACATTTGGGTTGTTCCTTTGATGACACACTTCTGTCCGGCAGAACAGGTTTCAATGCACGCCTCGTTAATCTGTCTTCCACTATATTCCGCCGTTACTGGGTTGTTCTCTTTAACTGCCTTGGTGGCTTCAAAATCGACGTCGGATTCACACATAAATGGGGTGTTCCCGTCGTCCGTCGATTTAGTGGAACATTTAGAATAAATACCAGTGCAATAACCACCAATTTTTAACATTTCGTCTTTGATTTTCAGTCTCAAATCCTGTTTATCTTTGTCCGATTCGATAGTCACAGGTAGTGCAAGAACACTGTTGTTTCTCGAATAATGAAGTAAATTTATGTATTTGCTTGTTTCCCACGGGAAGACTACATCGGCGTTGACAAGCGGTACAAGATTCTTGCCAATTTCATCTGTCCGGGTGTTTTGGTTGCATGTGTTGTTTGGTTTTGGCTTACAACATACAAAAACATCTCCATGAGGTTCATCGTCTGGTGGGGTTTTCTTACATTCTGGTCCTGCGCAATATAGGTTATTAAGGTCATCTTTAAACCCTCCCATTCCAGCATCAGTGCAAAACAAGCCGTTATCCTCTTTCTTTTCAGAACATTTCTGGTTAAAAGTACAACACTGATTAAAATCGTGTAATCCACAAGTTGGTCCTTTACAATATTCATCAGTAATCACAGTTTCTTCATTATTTGTCATCGTCATACAATTTTGTAATAAAAAATTACCCGGTGAACTACCCTTACATTTTATTTGTTGTGGTCTATTCAATGCACTCTCTTCAACTATAAATTTGGTGGTTGGTTTTGTGTTAGTTATAGTTCTGTTAATTGTGAGTGGTGATGTTAGTTTGCCGCTAATCGTCCTCATCACACCATGTAGATTGTTGTCCTCCTTGAAAATAACCCATAAATATTTTTTATCTCCACCATATACTTGTTTTACTTCTTTGTTGCCCCCTGAAAAAGAATACTTCCTCTTCTCCGTTTTTGTGATAATTTCTTGATCTGTTTTCGCTTTTTCATATCCTTCAGCAAACATGGTCGTCTCTGATGGTATATTATCAGGAATTGTTAAGTTCCATAATTCCCCACTTTTATTAATATACCATAAAATATTATCTGAAAAATCACCTCTAATTAAAGTTATTTCTTTATTCACATCATCTAAAATTTTATGCCAATTATATATTTCTCCCGTACAAGGTTTTTTACAGATATATATTCCATTCTTTGATGTATTTGATGTATTATTTGATGTATTATTTGTGTGTGATAGTATAATTACATAATTCTTATTATTAGTAATCTGTACTGGGTTATACTTTTGATTATCCGTCCTATCAATATTTATATTTTTCCAATAAATATTACTATTCGATCGTTGTATAAATTTATCTCCATCTTTAAAATAATTTTTGTACTCATCATTTTTATGATTTAAATAATCATCACCTTTATTAAGTTTTTTATCAATGTAATTCTTATTACCATAACTAGTTATCATCCAATTAAATGTTTCGTCTGAAGTCATGTCTTTTATATTATAGTAGTTAACGTTGGTTTGGTCGCCACTAGTAATTGTTTTTGCATCATAATTCCATATATTGACGACGCCATCACACGGTTTTGTACAAGTAAATAATTTAGAGTTATTGTCGACATCATTGGTCCAAGCTAATAATTTATCTTTACCATCAATAATTCCTTTGAATCCTGAGACATCAATGATATCTGATGTTTGTGAAAAAAATTTGGGGTCGTCGTCGGGACCGTTTGGGTGCCAATTGGTCTTCTCATCTTTGACCGAATGTACGGAAAATTCACCTACGCTATTTAAACTCCATATATTGGACAAAGAAAAACCAGACACAACTGGGTCTGGTTTGTGTGATTTGGCGAGTATTTCGTTTATACCAGCAAGGTCTTGTTGTTGTTTTTTATTCATTCCAAAATTTGTAATATTATTATCAGTCTTTAATAAATTACAGAGTGTTTTTTTACACCCTGTAGTTATTGCCTTTTGGAATTCAAAAGGATATATTATTTGATTATCAATAGTATATTCATCTTTCCTCCATTTCGGCGTTGAATTAATATATTCCTTAAAATTATTGCAATTATATTCTCCGTCGAACGGTGCATCTCTTCCTAATACACTTGAAATTGTAATTTTTGTACCATTTTGCATAATTGGTTTACCATCCCCATCCAGTAGAGGTTCATCGTCTCGCCTACTTCCACCGAATTCCGTCTCTAAGTAGTTTCCATTTTTTCTATCATTTACTTGATCACTGAATCCTACTGGTACAGTACATTCAAATCCTTCTCTAAATTTATTATAAATAAATAATGCTAAATTTAGGAGAATAAATATCGATACAAAAAAACAAGTTATATAAATTATTCCCATTAATATTATATTAGATTTGTTTTTGTTAAATAATATAAATATTTAATATATATAAATATGAATAATTTTATAAGTGATATCAAAAAAAATACATATGGAGTATATAAACATCATAAAAAGGTAAATACTAATAAATTTAAAAATTGGTTAAATACAAAACCAATACCAGGTGCCTTACCAAATGTTAAAGAAGAACCAGTAGAAAAAGAGTATACTAATGAAAAAAAAGATAAAAAGGATAAAAAGGATAAAAAGGGAAAAGGGGGAAAATATAAATGGTCGGAAAGATTTTTAAAATTTATTTTTCTACCATTTTTACTATTTATTATTATTGGTTTATTACAAGTTTGTTTATTTAAACACGAAAATATATTAAATTTTGATGAAGATAAACCTCCTTTTTCAAATTATAAACCATTTATATGGGGTACAAATGGTACTACCTGGTACGGACAATGGTTTGGATTAATGCAAACTAAATCTTGGTCTTGGTTAAATACTTTATATTCTAAATATTTCGAATCATTAAATACAACATTCAAGGTAGTAGAAGTGGAGAACGATGATGATATTACTAGTAAAATAATGAAAGGTTTTGGTAAATTTTGGTTAATATTAGGTATAGGATTTATATATTCTTTAATAATATTAGGTCAATCAATGTTTGGTTGGTTGTTACCTGGGTCACAAGCATTTATATATTTATTTAGTAGTTCTAAAACCCAAAAAGAAATTAGCAATATTGATAGAATTATAGGATATATAGGATTTTTCCTCTCGGTAATACCTGTAATATTTTTCACTTGGATATTGCAATTATTATATTTCCCATTTTTGATTTGGTCTAATAGAAAGGAAGTTGGTATATTTAACCCGTTAGATTTTTTATATAAACAAGAGCATAATGGTGGGATATTTACATCAATAATAAGTAGTTTTTTATTAATGTTGTCAGTTGTATTTTTATTATTAGGAAATACAATGGGGTATGTCGTTGGTAGTGTATCATTATCATTATTAGGATTTTTTTTATTTTTCGCTTGTTGGAATTTTTACGATGTGATAAGTAAAGAGATAATAACTCACCCTCTGTCAAATAAAGTGGTACATAAGGTGTCTGTTAAAAGAAAAAATGGTACAAATTTCCCTACAGAAGTTCTCGCTGTAGAACCATTAAATGAATCTGTAAATGAATCTGTAAATGAATCTGTAAATGAATCTGTAAATGAATCTGTAAATGAATCTGTAAATGAATCTGTAAATGAATCTGAAACACCAGAAGTATAAATTATAATAATATAAATTAATATTTAAAACTTTATATTATTATAATTTATATGGGTAAAAAGAGAAAGAATAAGGTTGTGTCAGCAAATGGTAAACCACTTGTAAGTATATGTACTCCTACATATAATAGACGTAAATTCATACCATTTCTTATAAAATGTTATCTCTCACAAACATATCCTATAGAATTAATAGAATGGATTGTTATAGATGATGGTGAAGATAGTGTAGAAGATTTATTTAAAGATGTACCCAATGTAAAATATACAAGATTGGAAGAAAAAATGAAATTAGGTGCTAAAAGGAATTTCATGCATACAAAATGTAAGGGTGAAATCATTGTTTATATGGATGATGATGATTTTTACCCACCAGAAAGAGTAAATCATGCGGTAAATCGCTTAAGGGGTAACCCGAAAGCTTTAGCGGCAGGTTCTTCGATTATTCATATTTATTTCAAACATATTAAAATGATTTATGAGTTTGGTCCCTATGGTCCAAATCATGCAACTGCAGGTACATTTGCTTTTAAAAGGGAGTTATTAAAACAAACTAGTTATGACCCTGATGCTGAAATGGCAGAGGAAAAACAATTTTTAAAAAACTATACAATACCATTTCAACAATTAGACTCTAGAAAATGTATTTTAGTAGTAGCTCATGATGCAAATACATTTGATAAAAAGATTCTATTAAAGAGGGGTGAAAATGATTTTATGCGAAAAACAAGTTGTAAAGTAAAAAATTTTATAAAAGATAAAAAAATGAGAGATTTTTATGTAAATCAATAATATTAATAAAGTATATTTTTAGAAAAAAAAGTATTGTGTAATTATATAATGATTAAAAAAGTTAGTAAGATTTGTGGAACTTTCTGTAAAAGTCTAGGTTTACCGGCAGTTGTATGTTGTGTGGCTCTTTCTGTGGCACTTCTTTATTTAGCGAAAATATATTTATTACCTTTTGTTGAAGGACTTTCACCCAATAGTGGTAAAAAGAAATTGGTATATGCTTACATGGACGGTTGTCCTCATTGCGATAAAGCCATGCCAGCATGGGAAGAATTTTCAAGCAGTACAACTGTAGTAGATACAGCAAAGATAGAAAGTAAAGAAGACCCTGAATTTATGAAAAAGATGGGAGTGCAAGGATTTCCAACATTTTTACTTTTAGATTCAGATGGAAATAAAGATAAGGTATATGAAGGAGATAGATCAAGTGCTGATTTAGAAAAATTCGCAAAAGAAAATGCCTAATTTTCAATTTTATAACTACTTATTTTTCTCTCTAATTCTTCGAAAAAATCTAATTTATCATCTTCTAAAATTTCATCTATAGTTTTAATTGTCATAGGTCTTAATTGTTTATTTCTCATAATTCTAGTTAATAAAAATACAATAATATTTTTATCCAACACATCATTTTGTATATCTTTATGTTTTTCTTTTAATTCTTTATAAAGTCTCATATAAGTGACAGTACATTTGATACCAATCCAATCATTCATATATTTTTGAAAAAATATATGAAATTTAGCATTTTCCATTAATTCAGATAAATCTCTAAAAAAATCATTTTCAGAAAGTATTTCAGTACCCTTTATTATAGCATCTTGTTTATTTAGAATACTTA